AAAGAAATGTCTTAAAGAAGGCATTTTTAGATTAGCTAAAGAGCGTTCTGTATACGAAAAGCCATCTGAAAAGAAAAGGCGTAAGAAAAAAGAGGGTGTTGCTAATTTTAAAAAGAATCAAAAGAAGTTAAGACTACAAAGAGGTTTTTAGTTTTTACGCCTGAGTTGATGTATATATATTATTGTAGGAGCCGTTCGTAAGACTTCTACGGCGTAAGATAACCCGATAAAATTTATCGGTGTCGCATAGTGAGTTTGGTAGTTTTTCACTTTAAAATTAAACTACCACTTATAGATATTCACTAGGGAACTGGTAGGGATCCTCAGCCTAGTGAATTTCTATAAGTAGGGTTGACAATTTAAATATCGTACTTATATAAATGAATGTAGAACGCCATAATGGGTTCTATTTAATTAACTTGCTTAACAAAGGAGTTTATATGACTAATAAAGCAATTTCAATCTTTAATCAATTAAGACCACTATCAGTGGGGTATGATGATATTTTTTCTAACTTTGAAAGAATGTTTGACCACCAGATGGATACTATAAGTGTCCCTAACTATCCACCATACAATATCATTAAGACAGGACCTAATAATTATACTATTCAGGTTGCTCTTGCTGGTTATGGTAAGAAGGATATAGATGTATCTTTTGAGGAAAGTGTCTTAACAGTTAAGTCTGTAAAAGACAAAGATACAAAAGAGGTTGAAGAAAACGATGGTGTACTACATAAAGGTATTGCCAAAAGAAACTTTACTAAATCTTTTACTATTGCTGATGAAGTAGAAATCAAAGGCGCAGAGTTAAAAGATGGCTTATTAAGTGTATCAATGGAAAGAATTATTCCAGATCATAAAAAAGCTAGAAAAATAGAAATAAAGTAAACTAAAAATAGAAAGCGCTTAGACTTGACTTCTAAGCGCTTTTAATATATAATGAGTTTATAAATTTATAGGAGTATATTATGAAAATACCAAAAGTGATATTTAAGATTAGAAAAGGCGATATAACCGAAGACGGTGGTTGTTCGTTTGAAGAAGGCTCATGGGTGAACAAGTCTTCAGAAGAAATTTTTAAAGATAAGAAAATATTAGTATTCAGTTTACCAGGTGCATTCACACCTACTTGTACATCACAGCAACTACCCGGTTATGAGTCTCAGTACGAAGACTTTAAAGCTATGGGTATAGATGAAATTTATTGTGTATCAGTTAATGATTCTTTTACAATGAATGCTTGGGCGTGTAATGAAGGTATCAAAAATGTGAAAGTATTACCAGATGGCTCAGGTGTCTTTACTGAGGGTATGAATATGCTAGTTAAAAAAGACAATTTAGGATTCGGTGAAAGGTCTTGGAGGTATGCTGCTATTATTAATAATGGTGTAGTTGAAAAGATGTTTGAGGAGGCAGGTAAAGAAGATAATTGTGCGTCTGATCCTTATGATGTATCATCACCAAATAACGTTATGAAATATCTTAACATGAAAAATGGTGATGATGTCTTATAACATTGACAATTAAACTAAACTATGATACAATTATATTATATTAAATTATGAAAAAGGAGTGAACATGAACCTATCAAGTGACACATTAAGTGTGTTAAAAAACTTTTCTGACATAAATCAAAACTTATTGATTAAGCCAGGAAATAAAGTACAAACAATATCAACTATGAAAAATATTTTGGCTGAGGCTGAAGTAGCTGAAAAGTTTGATAGTGAATTTGCGATATATGACTTACCTGAATTTTTAAGATCAGTTGAGTTATTTGATAAACCAGACCTAAAATTTAACGGTGGTGGTTATGTAAATATCACAGAGAGTAATAAAAATCAAGCAATAAAATATTTCTTTGCTGACAAATCGGTAATAGTATCGCCAAGTAAAAGTATTAGTATGCCAGATAAGCATGTGACTTTTACACTTAAAAAAGATTCATTTACTAAAATGATGAAAGGTGCTACTACTTTAAATCTACCAGATATTTCTGTTGTAGGTAAATCAGGTAAAATCTCAATGGTTGCTACTGACAAAAAGAACAAGTCGTCAAACACTTATTCTATTGATGTTGGTGAAACAGACAAAGAGTTTACTGCTTACTTTAGAACAGAAAACTTTAAACAAATAGTAGATGATTATGATGTCGCAATATCAAAAGCAAAGATTTCTCATTTTGTAAATAGAAACAAAGCCGTACAATATTGGATAGCATTAGAACCTGACTCTGAATTTTAGAGAGTTATCGACTTATAAATCTATTGCGGAAGCAAAAAGAAAACTTGGTAAAACTGAATATTATATAATGAAAGAGGTGATAAGTGGAAAAAACAAAAGACTTCCTTTGGACAGAAGCGTATAGACCAAAACGAATTGAAGATTGTATATTAACTGAAGACTTAAAGAATACATTTACTCAATTTCTAAAACAAAAAGAAATACCAAATCTACTTTTATCAGGAAGCGCTGGAACAGGTAAGACTACTGTCGCTAGAGCTTTATGTGAAGAACTAGGTGCTGATTATATCATCATTAATGGTTCCGATGAAGGTAGACAAATTGATACAGTTAGAAGTAAAATTAAAAACTTTGCCTCTACTGTTTCTCTTACTGAAGACGCTAATCATAAAGTTGTTATAATAGACGAGGCTGATTATATGAATGCTGATAGTGTTCAACCAGCGTTAAGAAACTTCATTGAAACCTTTTATAAGAATTGTAGATTTATATTTACTTGTAATTATAAGAATAAAATCATACCAGCCCTACATAGTCGTTGTACAGTAATTGACTTTAAGATCAACAATGGTCAAGTCAAAAAGACTGCTGTGGCGTTTATGAAGCGCATGGAAGGCGTTTTAAAGGGTGAAGATATAGAGTTTGATAAGAATGTCTTAGCAGAGTTGATTCAAAAGTATTATCCTGACTTTAGAAGAACAATAAACGAACTACAAAGATACTCTGTAAGGGGTAAAATTGATAGTGGTATATTGTTTAATTTATCAGAAGTTAATACAAAAGAACTTGTAGCGTCTTTAAAAGATAAGAGATTCAACGATATGAGAAAATGGGTTGTTCAAAATTTAGATAAAGAACCTTCTCATTTGTTTAGAACCATATACGAACTTCTTTATACAAGTTTAGATTCTAAATCTGTTCCTCAATCCATACTTATTTTGGCTGGATACCAATATAAATCTGCGTTTGTTGCTGATCAAGAAATAAATATGATTGCTTGTCTAACAGAAATAATGGCAAGTTGTAAATTTAAATAAGAGAATAGAATGGCGAAAAGAACTTTATATAGAAAAATTATAGTAAAATTAAGAATGTTTTGGGCTGACATCAGAGGACATCATGGCAAAGTTTGGAATTATGAACCAAGCGAGTATTACATGGGTAGTCACAAAGGTCACAATAGACACAATAGAAAAAAATAGAAAGTCAAGTTTATATTATGTATCAATTATCAGACTATCTTAATGCAATTAATTTCACTAAGGAAAAATTACTAGACACAGATGACCTTACATGGGAGAAGAAATACCCTCCTTTTGTAATAAACAAGTGTCTTTCCATGCACTACGACTGTATAGCTCAAGCGAATGAAATGAATGGCTATCACTTTTTAGAGAAGAATGTCCAGTTTAATTTTTACATAAATAGTATTAGAAAAAAGAAGCGATTTGGTGGCAAGTGGTTATCACAAGCCAAGTTGAAGAATTTAGAGTATGTAAAAGAGTATTATGGATATAGCAATGAGAAAGCCAAATCTGCTCTCAGCATACTAACTGATAAACAAATTGAACATATAAAAGGTACCTTATTAAAAGGTGGGAGAACAAAATGAATGAAGAAATTGTAAATTGGTCAGTGGACAGTATGTTAGAGGTCACTATCAAACAACCAGACGACTTCCTAAAAATTAGAGAAACATTGACACGAATTGGTGTCGCTAGTAGAAAAGATAAAACACTATATCAATCTTGTCATATCTTACACAAACAAGGTAAGTATTACATCACACACTTTAAAGAACTATTTGCTTTAGACGGTAAGAAAGCAACTTTATCTGAAAACGATATTCAAAGACGAAATACCATATCCATCTTATTACAAGATTGGAATTTAATTGATATAGTAAATGGAACACAAGCTGAAAATAAGGCACCATTATCTCAAATAAAAGTATTACCTTTTAAAGAAAAAAAAGAA